ATTTTCTTGACAGCTTTCTCATAATCCATGTCCTTGGATTCGTCCATTAAATCATCGATACAATCCATAACAGATTGTGCTTTTTTCATCAAAAAGTCTTTATCAATTGATTTATTTTCTTTTTCGGGTTTGTGAACCCATTCATCATATAATACTGAATACACCCCCGTAGAAAAATGTGATTCATTTGTATCCTCAGCGTATAACTCAACCTCATAACCTTTAACGGTTATATTGTGTGTTGTATTAAAAAGAGTTTTTTTCAATCCAAACAGTTCTTTGTAAACCTCCCTATCTTCGCTATCGAATTGGGTGAAATCTACATATAGATGAAGGTCGATATCGGAATATTTTGACCAGTTGTAATTTGCCAAGGAACCTGTAAATCTTACATCATCGATGAATAGGTTTTCACCCAAAAAATCCATAAATTCACCGGCAATGGCGAGTAAGGCTTTTCTTATCGATGGTTTAAGAATTGGACTATCGGTATCGAACCCATCCCAAATTTGGGGGTTCAAAGTATCTTTTGTACCAAAAGAGGTTAAAATATCCGAGTATTTGTCCATAAACTATAAATACTCAAATAAAAATTTAAGTTAATTTGTTAAACTTATAAGTCTTTGAAATTTTGGTATTGAAGTATTTTCCCTGTGATTCGGATAATCTAAACTCAGCATAGACATTGTGGGGAACTTCATCATACTCATATCGAGTTCCGTTTTTGAACTCAACAACCATTTTTTTTGTGTCGGTATCGTACTCAGTTTTTACTAAGTTTGAAGAATCAATTGTGTTGATGATTCTTGTACCTTCTATAATTTGTGATTTAACGGCCATTTTCTAAAGGTGTTTCTTCATCAATTTTAGAAAATATTTCCGAAATGTAATCATCAAATTCAAATCCACCACCTTCAATCAAACCATACTTTCTAAGTTTGGCTTTCATTTGTTTTAATGCGTAGATTGTAAATTCTCGCTCCATGTAAATATTGTGAGGAATGTTGACACCCTTTTCCAATTGAGATTGTCTGATTCCTTCTTTTTGTAAACTCACCCTCATATTTCTGTAAAGGTCAACAACGTTTTTAAGGTCGTTTAACATGACCGTATCCAAAAATTTCTTCCAAGGTGATTCCATACCTAATAAATATAAAAAACCCCCAATTAATTTTGGGGGTCTTTCGGGTCACACTTTGAGTTTCTTCAACTCTTCTCTAATTTCTATTGCTCGTTCGAAATTGTGGGTTTCGATACACTCTTTTAATTCATTCTCGAGTTGGGTAATTGATTCTTGATTACCCTCGATTTTTTTGATTTTGTCTCGAATAGCAATTGCCAATTCGTAATCCTCATTTTTAATTGCTGTTTGTAGTTCACGATTTAGTGATTCAACAGAACTTGGTTTACGTTTTGGTTCTTTGAATAGACTATTCATCATGTCGTCATCAAATCCCGAGGTACGAACAAAACTGGTAATTACAATTTTTCCGTCATCTGATGTGAAGGTTTCTTTATTCCAATCACCGTTCTCATCTTTACCTTTTTCTACGTTATTTTTTCCATGAATACCAAACCTTCCACCGAAAGGGCTAGAATTATCTCCGAAAAATTTATTTAGTTCGTTGAACAAATCGTCAAATGAATCTCGTCTTCCAAACATAATATTTCTTATTTTAATTTTTATTTTTTATATTTGACTCAATAATAGTAAATAATGTGCCAGTCCAAAATATAAAACAATACCTGACAATTTGTCAATATCATAAAATTAACACCTGACAAATTGTCTTTGTTGTAGTTTGGAAAAATAATTGTATATTTGTAGTAACTAAAAACTTAATATCATGATTGAATCTATGGATGACAACGAGGGAAACATCAAATCGAAAAATAAAGGTGGTAGAACTCCCGTCTTGGATAACTTTAGCCGAGACCTAATCAAATTGGCTTCTGAGGGTAAATTGGACCCTGTAATTGGTCGTGAAATGGAAATTAATCGAATTGCCCAAATTCTTTCACGTCGTAAAAAAAATAATCCAATCCTTATTGGTGAACCTGGTAGTGGTAAGACCGCCATCGTAGAAGGACTCGCCATGAAAATTTTCTTGGGTGAATGTCCCAAAAATCTTCGAGATAAAAAAATAGTCCTGTTGGACCTCACCTCAATTGTTGCTGGTACAAAATACCGTGGACAGTTTGAAGAACGTATGCGGGTAATCATCGAGGAACTTACCGAAAATCCTGATATTATCATTTTCATCGATGAAATTCATACTTTGGTTGGTGCCGGTAACGCATCAGGCTCAATGGACGCATCCAACATTTTCAAACCCGCCTTGGCTCGTGGGGAAATTCAATGTATCGGCGCAACCACTTTGGATGAATACCGAACTAATTTTGAAAAAGATGGAGCCTTGGAGCGTCGTTTCCAAAAGGTTGTGGTAGACTCACCATCAAAACAAGAAACCCTTTTGATTCTCAAGAATTCAAAAGACCGTTACGAAGATTTTCACAAAGTTTCTTATTCTGATGAAATTTTGGAAATGTGTGTAAACTTGGCAGACCGTTACATCACTGACCGAGAGTTTCCTGACAAAGCATTTGATATCCTTGACGAGGTAGGTGCTCGTAGTCAAGTCGAAGTTAAGGTGCCTGAAGCAATTGAGGTGTTGAAGCAAAAAGCTGTGGAACTCAAACAACACAAATTAGATGTTGTAAAGAAACAAGATTACGAACAAGCTGCAGAGATTCGTGACAAAGAAAAGAAACTTTTGGAACGTTTGGAAAAAGAAAAACGTAAGTTTGAAGAGGACCAAATCAAAAACAAAAAGATTATCGAACCTGAATTGGTTTTGAATGTTGTTTCCTCAATGACAAAAATTCCTGTTACAAAGTTGTCGACAGATGATAAAGAGTCACTCAAGAATTTGGAACAAGAACTTCAAAAGAATGTTGTGGGACAGAACGAAGCGGTTAAGAAAATTGCACGAGCAATGCGTCGTAATCGTATCGGAATCAAAGACCCCAACAAACCAATTGGTTCATTCATCTTCTTGGGCTCGACCGGTGTTGGTAAAACTCACTTGGCTAAACAATTAGCTAAACAAGTTTTTGGTAGCTCAGACGCACTTATCCGTGTAGACATGAGTGAATACCAAGAAAAACACACAGTATCTCGATTGATTGGAGCACCTCCAGGATACGTTGGATACAATGAAGGTGGTCAACTCACTGAACAAGTAAAAAACAAACCGTATTCTGTAATTTTGTTTGATGAGGTTGAAAAAGCAAATAAAGATATTTTCCACACTCTCCTACAAATGTTGGACGAGGGTCACCTCACGGATTCTTTGGGACGTAAAATCAATTTCAAAAACACTTTGATTATTATGACCTCAAATATCGGAGTTAAAAAACTTCAAGATTTCGGTACAGGTATCGGTTTTGGCGGTTCAAGTTATTCTAACGAAGAACAGAAAAAAGAAATCCTGAAAAAAGAAATGAAGAATTATTTCTCTCCTGAATTCCTAAACCGTATTGATGACACCATCATTTTCAACTCCTTGGACCAAGACTCTGTAAATAAGATTGTTTCAATTGAACTTCAAAATTTGATTAAACGATTGGGTGAATTGAAACTACAATTCACATTTGATGAAAAGTTGGTTAATCATATTTCCAAAGTTGGTTTTGATGATGTCTATGGTGCTCGCCCAATCAAACGAGCAATTCAAGATGAAGTAGAAGACCTTATCTCAGAACTCGTTCTAAATGGGGATGTTGTAGAAGATAAAAACTACAAAATCACAGTATCGGAAGATAAAGTGACGGTAAAATAAGAAAGGGGTCGAAAGACCCCTTTTTTTTATTCATCATTTCTGACTAACCAAGTAGTAAGAATATACTTGTCATTTGAGACTGGAACGTTTCCACGATGTACGTATGGCCATGGAGCTGGCCACACAACGAAAGTTCCTTTAGTGGGTTGTAATTTCAAACCTTGATGTATGAATTCAGTTTCGCCTCCTTCAGTAACATCATTCAAATAGAACATTACCGCAAAAATTCTACTACAAAATTCGTGGTATTCTCCTTCTGTATGCCAAGCCATATAATGACCTTGTCCCTTTTCGTATCTCTGTAATTGCCATACAGGATAATGAGTCCCTTGATTGAAAAGATATTCTTGGGTATTAAAAGACTCATCTGTTCTGTACCTCTTAACGTATAAATCAATTTTTTCATTTGCGGCGTCACATATTTCCTCAACAATATCTGCAAGGTCAGGGTCCGCCATCAAATTCAAATCTGTTGTGTCTTTGACAGTGGGGTCAACACCACTAGCCATTTCACCTTTGTATTGTAAATCTTTTTTTTCGTGAAAGATTTCAATTAACCTATCACAAAATTCATCACTGAGTGTCCCAGGGTAGATTCCAATTGTTTCCTTTATGTTCATAAAAATGTTTCTTGTATCCAAGACGATTTATCATCTCGTGAGCTGCCCGAATTGAATTATGTAAATCTTCAATCACAACATATTCATGAGGTGTATGATAAGAATAATAACCACAAGAAAAATTTATACAAGAAAAATCAAATTTCTTTTTCAGTTGTGATACGTCCGTATATGGGTGAATCATGTATTGTCGAGTCGGCATTAATTCCTCAAAAACCTCATCACATATTTGGAAAAATTCACTATCCCTTTCCCAAAGACGAACACCAGAACAAACTTCAGTTACCATAAAATTACTTGGAGCATCCAATTGAATTGCGTAAGCAACATCCGAGAAGAACTCGGGACTTGCCTCTTTAGAACCCCAACAACCAGTTTCCTCGGAAACAAAGAATGCGGCTTTTACGTGAGGCAAATCTCTCAAAGAAACAAGTGCACCATAAACACCACATTTGTCGTCACCACCGATACCTACTGGTTTGCCTTCAGCATTGTATCCTTTGAGTGATAGTTTGGTTTGATTTTCTTCGTTGGGAAGGAATTCTTCCTTGACTATAATTTCATCCGAAAATCGATGGACAGTGTCGGTGTGAGCCACCATACAAGGATATAGTTTGTTTTCATAACCTTGGGAAGTTTTTGTTGCATATACATTCATCATTTCGTCAACAACATACGGGATGTTCTGTTCTTTTAACCAATCACAAATGTATTGAACCATCAGTTCTTCATGATATGTTGCGGTCCTGACAGAAAGGACGTTCTTGAGGAATTCTAATTCATTCATCTATGAAGAAATTTACAATAGTTTTCAACAAAGATATGAAAACTTTTTTATATATCAAAAAGTTTTTTGTTATAAAGGAAACTCTTGAAGTCTTCCAAGGGTAATCTGAACCCTTTTTTTATGAATTCATTCTTTTTACCTACCGTAAACAAAATTTTACCCGTTCCAGTATCAATCCTATCTACCATGAAGATATAGTTTTCATCTGAAGGAAGAACTAATCGTTGATTAAAACCACCAATTTTCTTTATAAAATTCTGAGCTTCGGCAATTTTTTCTATCTCAAAAGAACCATCGTCAATGACTTCCTCCATTTTGTCCAATAATGTTTCAATGGCAGATTCTGTATAGTCATAATCACCAGGACCGGAAACTTGATATTGTAACTGCGAGAAATCTTCAATTCCACCCGTTTTGTTGTTTACAAAGTCACTCAACAAATCAAATAAGTTTTGATGCAGTCCTCCACTATTTTTTTCCAAATAGTTTTCTAAATCATCAAGTTTGATATCGTATTTCCAAAAAGGTTTGTCCATAATCAAATTCAAACCATTTTCTTCAAAAATGTTGGAATATTCTTTTTTAAGGTAGTCACTGAGACCTTCTTCCACATCCGAATTTTTGTCAGAAACATAATAATTTTGAATTTCTTCAACTTCGTCAGGAAAAAAAGTTTGCAATTCTGATGCAACTTTTTGTCGGCAACCCCCCTGAAGTGGTGTTTCAAGGCATTCATTTGGTAATTTTCCTGAGAATAAAACGGACAAGTATTCTTGTAACCTTACCTTCTGAGTTTCATTAAAATAGTCGAACAGATAACCATCGTTCCAATCTTCTTCACCCACATAAGAGTCATAATGTTCCATAGGATAATGACTTCCAACTGATGAATATGCCACACGTTCCCAATCATCCATTTCAGTAAATAAATCCCAAAAACCTTTATCATCAAAAGAAATGTTCAAAATGATGTTACCATCAGAATCTCGTGAAGCTGAACGAATCATTTCATCGAATGAGTAAAGTTGACCCAACGATACCTCACCATTTTTAATTTTTTTTATCAACTCCATCAACCCGGTACCCTTTCGTGCCTCATTGATAATATCTGTTGCAAAAGGATAAAGATTTATCAAATATTCCAAGGTACTTCTTTTGTCCTCAGTATTGTAAATTTCAACTGTACCACTTATTGGGATGAAAACGGCCATTTTTTCTTTAGCATTTCTTCTATCTATAAAATAATATAACGAACCACGAGATTTATAATCTTGAAAGTATCGGTCATTTTCGGCTGTGGTACACCATTTGGTGTTTGCACCATAATAACAAGATGCCTTATGAGAGTTTGGACGGACTACCAAATATCTCCCATCATCATAGATGACATCCGATTCTTTTTTGGCAGTTTTTTGTTTCGATTTTTCTGACAGATTTTTTTTCAATATCGTCGTCAATACAAAAAGTTGGTCAAGATTATAAGAAAAAATATCTTTTGGAGATTTTAGAATTCTTTCCAAATCCTCTTCACTCATCTTATTGTCGTTCCAAGTCTGAGCAACTTTTAATTTTTCTAAAATTTTTGGGGTAATCCTATTAACATTATTCGAAAATGTACCAACAACCTCCTCAAATAGTTGGATTAAATACTGTGTCTGTTCGATTTTCTCTCTTTGACTAAGAGATTTTTCTTGGAGTTCTGTGAGTTTTTCCTCAAGGGATTTTTCAATCCACGTAATGAACCTTGACCCGGTTGGGTCGGAATCTAATATACGTTCAATGGTATTGTCGTAGTCAGGAAATTTTTGAAAGAGTCTTTTATACGCATCCTCCTTCTTACCCTCAACAAGAAATATTTTGTTCATACCTCAAATAAATACTTGGAAAAATTCAATTTATGTCTCCACTATTTGTAAAATTGAAAAATGTATTGTATATTTGTAACATCAACCATAAAAAAATAACTATGAAAAACCTTCTCCTTCTTCTATCACTTGTATTGGTAACATCACAAGTCAAGTCACAAGTCATTACCATGACTGTTGACACCGTACAACTTTTCATGTTTGAATCAAGTATCGAACCCGACAAAGCAATCAAGGAAAAACTTATCAAATATGATGGGTCACGCATCTACAGTACACAAGGTAATACTTGGACACTAAACAAGTCTGAGGGTTATGTCAACTTCGGTACTAACAACTGTAAGATTGTTCGTGTTGAAAATGATAAATTGGTCTACCTCAGTGGTAATCAAGAATATCGAATCTTCTTGATGAAGGAATGTGAAACAGGTCGTGATATGGTCTTTTTCTTGGAACCTGAAAAAGATGGTATGGTTCGAGGCGGATTTGGATACCCGAAGGATATCGAAACAAAATAAAAAAGGGGGTCAAGTGACCCCCTTTTATTTTTCTATTAGTTTAGATTACGCACAACCCAATTTCTTTTTTTGCATTTCTGCAAGTTTTGGTAAAATATCGAAATAATTAGGGATGTATTTCAAAATTTTATCGGTATAATCAACACCATCTGTTTTAATTCTGAGTCTTTTCATCTGCTCAGGCGCGGGATTTAGAATCGCAACCTGAGTTAAACCATCCTGAAATACGGTGTGTAAAAAGTCTACCTGTTTTATTTTATAATCATTTTCTTTTTCTATTTTAGCATAATCAAGACCCTGATTAAATGGGCTAAAGTTACTTGCATCACTTTTCCATTGTGTTCCTAATTTTCTTAAAAACTCGGTTGATTCTTTATAAGAAGGCATTGCTTTGGACCAATTCACAAAATCACTCCATTTATCAACAGAATTAACACATGTTAATTTGTATACGTTACCATCAGAGTCCTTAAATAGTCCCTGAGACTCTTGGGGAGCTTGTTGTTCTTTAATTATCTTCTTTATAATTCTCTCTAAATCAGATTCAGTTAGTCTAATAACTTTTTTCATTTGAAATATTTTACATATAAATACTTTGTGATTCAAAAAAAAGTATTTATATTTGTATTGTTCTTTGAATTATGGGGGTGACCGGTATTGATTGGCAGAGTTAGTCATACGGGGCATGCGGTGAGATGTTTCCTATCACCTTAATCTATGGATGCAACAATCAAACGGCGAAACTTTCGCAACTCTCGAGGCTTTGGGTCTTATCCAAGCTGAGGAAGTTACTGTAGCCTAAGGCTATAGTGACAATGGGTCGATGGACATATAACCTGGAAACAGAAGTCCCTACGGTGTGGTTTCTACCCAAAAAGGAATGGAGGTAACGTTTGGTGTTCTACCGATTTGAGTGAACACCCCACAGTTGTTGGTGACGATGGCAAAATAGAAACCAAATAGTTCGGAGGGTGTGAAAAACCCTGACCTAAGCATGTAGTCCTTTATGGGTAGACTGAGCAAGACGCGGGTTCGATTCCCGCCACCTCCACCAAAAAAAGAACCCCTCTTTTGGGAGGGGTTTTTTATTTTACAAACATCCTGTAAAACTTATAAATTGTGGTTTGTTGTGTTTCCTTAAAATCTGAACAACAACTTTTGGGTCAACCTTAGATGTTCCTTTCAAAAATTGTTTCAAATCATCAACGGCTTTTGTACCCTCACTATCTTTCTCTCTCATGA